TATAGACATATCGGGTAGTACCCGTATGTTCAAACCTTAGAATTATTAAACATGGCTACAGTTCTATCGGGTACTTCAGGAGCTTTATTTTACTCTCCTGCTGGTACAAGCTCAACTCAGATTGCGATTGCTGACTTTCCTGCTGGATCAGGTACAGATAAAACACAAATACAAGTTGGCACACAGTTAGGTTTTCAAGTTGGAGATGCAGTAACGCTTACATATCCAGGCGGAGCAGGAACAACAGGTGCTATTGCTGCTGGTGCAAAATTTGTAAAAACTTATGATTCTGCATCTGGGGAGATGACTTTGTCTGCAACTAATGGTGGAGCAGCCTTAGAAGCTTCCGCAGCACCTTCAGGTTTTGGATCTAACTTTGCAAGTATTGTTTTTACTGCACCAGAAGTTGTAGGAAACGTAAGAGAGTGGAGTTTTGAAATTACAAGAGCAGAAATTGATGTTACTGAGATTGGTCAGACATTAACTGGTACTGTTCCATTTAGAACATTTATCTCAGGTTTTGCTGATGGTAGTGGTTCTGCAAGTGTTTATTCAACAGATGACGACACAAACTTAGCTACAAGATTAGTAAAAGACGTTCTACAACGTGTTCAAACTGGTGCGAAGGTTAAACTTTATATTGACCGTGTTTTAACTGGTGGAAGCGTTGATGACACTAAGAGTAGGTCAATTTTAGCTGATATTATTCTTACATCTGCAACTTTCAACGTAAACCCAGATGACGGACAGTTAGTTGAGATTGCCTTTAGACCAAGCTCCGCACCTGTGTTCGATCTATCCAAATCATAATACTATACTAATAGTTATTAATTATTATCAACCTCGGTCAATCCGAGGTTTTTTATTGCATAATGAACTACACTAATAGAAGATAAATTAATTTATGGCGACTCAATCCGCATTAGACCGCTTAATAAAAGCTGCAAACCTTGAACCTAGAAAAAAAGAAGTTACATTATCTGATGGTTCTATTTTTGAAATGTATGTAACACCATTAACAATGGCAGAAAGAGAAAGAGCACAAAGACAGGTTAAAAACATAGATGATACAAATGCTTTTGCTCTTCAATTATTAATAAATAAAGCACTAGACGAAAACGGTCAAAAATTATTCAAACCTGGAGAAATAGATATTCTTAAAAACGAAGTAAAAGATAGTGATTTACAAAGTCTTATGTTTGCAGTGATAAATTTAGAGGAGGAAGATATTGTTGACCCAAAATCCTAATTAACCAGTTAAAGAAAGATAACTGGATGATGCTTAAATTTGGTGTAGCAAAAGAATTAGGCAAAAGTCTTACTGAAATTGGTGCTATGACGGAACATGAGTTGATTGGTTGGAGTTGTTACTTTCAAGTAATTAATGAAGAACAAGAAAAAGAGTTTCAAAAAGCTCGAAGGACTAGATAATTTTTTTGAGTAGTATAGAATAAATAGATATAAATGTTTTAATTCGTGGCATATCAGGCACAGATAAATATAAAAACTACTGGATTAGCAGGACTAAATAAGATAAACGCTTCTGTAGACAGAATAAATAAATCTATAATTGCAATAAATAAGGGCGGGAGTAAGATAAAAGCTGGAAAAGATTTAGTAAAAACAAGTCAACAAGACTTAAAAATCAAAAAAGATATTTTAAAAGTAGAAACTGATATAGCTAATCAGCTACAGAGACAGAAAACTTTACAAGGTAAACGAAGTGCTGGAGCAAGACCTACTGGTGGAGGAGGAACAAGGTCAACAGGAAAAAGTGGGGCTGGAAATGTTATATCAAGTGCTTTAATTAGTGGTTCGTTTCCTCTTTTATTTGGACAGGGTATTCCTGGTGCTGTAGCTGGAGGTTTAGGTGGTGGTATTGGTGCTGCTGTAGGTGGGCAAATGGGAGGTTTTGCAGGAGGTCTTGTAGCTACATCATTATTACAAATATTTCAAAGTACGGCAGATAAATTAAACACACTAGGTCAGGCATTAAACGATCCTTCAAGAAATATTCAGGTGCTTATAGATCGTATAAAGTTCTTTGATAAATCTGTTGGAGACAGTATTAGTACTTTACAGTCTGCTGGTTTGGACAGAGTAGCGGGAGATCTTGCTCGAATTACATTAGAGAATAGAGTTGGTTCTGACCAATTAAAACCTATTAAGATTTTAAATAAAGAAATGGAAAAATTTGCAATGTTAAGTAGAGATTTAGGATCAAAGATTAATTCATTAGTTGCTGGTCCTTTAACATTATTCTTCAAAACATTGAATATTGCTATGGGAGGTAAAAATAAAACACCATTAGAGGATTTAACAGTAGAGGAATCAATTGCTAAAGCAACTGCAAAAGCTGAAGGAGATATAAAAATAAGAGATGCTGCGAAAGCAGAAGTGACAAGTATTAAAGAGCGATTACAAAAAAGTAAACAAATAGTAGAGATAACAAGACAAAGAATTAAAGACGGAGAAAAATTGAGCCTTCAGGAAAAACGAGATGCACAAAGAGCACAAAACGTAATAGTTTTACTTAACGGTAAAAAAAGAAGAGCTATTGAAAATCTTAAAATAGCAGAAGAAGAACTAGGTAATGGCGAGAAATTAATTAAAATATTTGAAATAGAAAAACAAATACTGGCGTCTCAAACTAAAGAATTAAAAAATCAGCTTCAAATTCAATCTGTAAAAACAAATATAACAAGAGGTGCGACAAATGAAAAAGCTCTTGCTGTGGCTCAAAAAACAGTAGAAATATCTAGGATTGATCAAAAAATATCAAAAGAAAAAGCTCAACTTGATGTTATAGAACGAGATGGTACAAAAAGACAGATAGCAGCACAAGAAACTAAATTAGCTAATTTAAAATTAGAAAAACAATTAATTACTGATATAGCGAACGAGAGAATAAGAGCAGCTGACCCGACATTAAGCAGGATTGATGAATTAAATAGAGAATTACTAAAATTAAACGATACACAACTTCAAACTGTTGAGTTATCTAAAGCGATAGGTAGTTCTTTTGAAGAATCTTTTAAAGGAGTAGTAAGGGGAACATTAACAGTTCAGCAAGCTTTTGCACGAATGTTAAACAGAATAGCAGATCATTTTTTAGATCTTGCGACTAAGTTAATGTCTAATAAACTACAATCAGGAATTTTAGGTTTAATATCAAGAAGTGTAGGAGGGGGAAGTGTTAATTTTGGTAAATTCGATCTTGGTATAAGTTCTGGGTCTAATTTTATGGATACGCCTCAATTCCTCAAATTTGCAGATGGTGGCAGACCTCCTGTTGGTAGACCCTCAATAGTAGGAGAGAAAGGCCCAGAACTATTTGTTCCAAGATCATCAGGTAACATAATCCCAAATAATAAACTTGGAGGTGGCAGCACCAACAATGTTGTTGTTAATGT